AAGGAAGAGTTGAAGAAACCGTTTCACCTCCGCCAGAGCATCCGTCTTGTTCGCCTCAAGAATCAACACCCAATAATCAGAAGGCTCCAAGGGGTTTGGATAAATTCGCTTAAAACCTCTCAGGAGATCTTCCCCTTCGATGAATCCGGATTTCTCGGTCGTGACTTGTTTAAACAGCCCCGGAAAATCTTCTGCAAATCCCCCCTGATAGTTTAAACTCCCCCCCCATTCCTTCTGGGTGTCAGGATGGCGAAGATATTCCCCCGACTTTGAAATGAGATAATGGCGGATAGGACCCACCGCACTTTCATGGACCCCTGGAACCAAAGAAAGAACTGATTGACCAAAGACATTTCCTACGATCATCCCATATTGATGACCATTATTTGCGACCACCGGCCGAGACACCCGGATTACGGGGATCAGGGGTACCTCGATCTTTCCATGTTTTCGGCTCAACTCGATTTCAGAAATCGCTACGGAATTTCGTGGCAAATTCTTTGTTTGCACAAAGTAAGAGGCCTCCGACTTGTCTTGTAGGTTCTCCTCCGTCCCACTGTTCACCTCGAGTTTCCCCCCTAACCGGTGCACCTTTATTTTTTCCAGCCCTTGATTGTCAAGGAACCGAATCTGGTAATATTGAGAGTGGCTATCCATGAAGGACCGGTAAGAATCGGCGACAGCACTGGACCATCGCTGAGTTTGCCTGCTTGCCTTGAGGTCGCTCCAATACAAATAGCGGTCTAGCGCATAAAAATCCCCCAAAAAGGCTAAGTCTTGGGGGAGTTGGCTGAAGAAACTATCGACTTTATCAGAAATCTCACTCATTTCCAACTCTAAGACATGGCTCACTTGCATCAGCTTTGCATTTTTCAGCTCCTGATAGCTGAACACACCAATCACCCCTAAGGCACTCCCTAGAACTAAAAAGAAAAAGAGTAAGACCTTCCCCCTCAGCCCGAGATTTGAGGTTCGATTTGGGAAAAAATTCATCGGTTCACCTCTTGAATCAAGGCAAGCTTTCGTATCACCCAAACCAACAACTGATTCACTTCCGCAGGAGAATTCCCGGCATAGGAACCGACGAGAGGGGTGGCTGTCTTGACGTTCAAATAGGCTTTTAGAGTCTGAATATCTGCGAGACACAACTCCACGAGGTGATAGACATCCGTCGGGCTCACCTTTTCCTTGAAGTTTTCTACACTAAAATTAGTGGGTTCAACATGAATGAGCCGCTGCAGTCGGCTGATTTCATCATGCAGTTTTAAGGCGACCACCAAATTTTCGGCGGGACTCACAACAGCTTTTTTGGCTGGTGGAAAACTCGGATCCGAAATTTGCAGACGGTCCAAAAGAACCGAGGTATCATCGAAAAGTCTTTTCACCTCACCAAAGACTTCGGTGGGCGTAACTTCTTGTTGGTTGAGTTGATCTAATAAAAGAGACACAAAATGCAATTGATTGTAGACGTCTATAGGCCGCTTTCCTGGAATCAAGGCCGGAGCTTTGACTTTTTTTCTTATCCCCAGCCGAGACTTAATGTTTGCAAGTCGGACCAAAATGAACTGTGTTTGCTCATAGACCAACAACGGTTCTAGCTCCAAAACAGGTTCCAAAGCCCCAGGCACCGAGACAGGCCAACGCTTGTTTTTACGGAACCTATTGAGTTGAGAAATGATGATATAACCTTTTTGCCACACATGCCTGGGCTTTAAATTCACCTTCACTTGCTGAAATTTCACGACTGGCCTTCGGCCTTCATGAGCCAAAATCAACCGAACTTCTTGCTCAATTTTTTTCACTTGGGCAAAGACATGAGACGGTGACTTTAAGGTTTTAGCGGAAAGAGAGGAGCTCAGAAAAAAACAAAAAAGCAACAAGAAAAGAAGATTGCGCATAATGTGTAGATCACCTTCATTAGTTGTGAAAAGAACCTACAAATGTAACCATTTTATAAATATTCGTCTATGTGAATTAGGCTATTATTACTGTCAAATATAGCAGCTAACGACGTAGACAGCCCAAATCAAGGTTGCCAGTCCAAACACTCAACAAGAAAGATTATCCGAGTAACATCCAAAGCAGCTAAGAAAAGGAAAAAGCCTCATAACGAAATAAAATCAATCCACACAACAACCCAGCCCCCGCCCAGGTACTCAGTTTTAAGCACCCTCTTCCAGCAGACATTCCTCCTCGGCCAAACAAAATAATTAACCGCCAAAACTCCCCTGTGTATTGATAGTCCCAACAGAGCGGCTTTTCGCCTGTCTCCTTTGACCAGTGGTCAGAGGACAACCGCCTGAACAGGGCACTCAGCCAGAGGCTACTATGAAAGATCGCATCACCGATGAGGAATTCAACCAACTACCAGAGTGGGCTCAGGGGGCCTACAAGCAGGATGAATCCCAGGGGGATTATTCCTTTGGGTTTGTCCCCAAAGGACGGTTAGATGAGTTCCGAGCTAACAATACAGGGCTGCTAAAAGAGCAAGACCGGCTCAAAACTGAACTCAAAGCATTTGAAGGACTAGACCCGGTTCAAGCCAAAGCAGCGTTGAACAACCAAGGCACTGAAAATCATAAGATGCTTGAAGGCCTAAAAAGCCAATACCAAGCGTTGGAGCAAAATTCACAACTGGAAAAAGACAAATTGATGGGCCAACTGAAGGAGTTAAAAGTCCGTCAGGCCCTAGTTTCTGCGCTCAACCAAGTCGGGGGCTACCAAGAAGGAGCCTTAGACTTATTGGTAGAGCAAGGAAGCAAGGTTTACCAGTTAGATGATCACGGTGCTGTACGGCCAGTTGGCGACAACGGCGAAACGATTTTTAAAGGGGCTGAACCTTTGGGCATGACCGATTGGGTCAAGCAAGTCCAAGAAACCCAGCCCTTTTTGTTTAAACAATCAACCGGTGGCGGAGCCCAAGGTAGTGGCACACAAACCAGCCCGGCGGGGAACTTAAACCCTAGCCAATTCGATGGCTCTGTCGTGCCAAAAGCCACCTTAGAAAAACTTGCTGCCGGTTCATAAATCAACCAACAACCCAAGGATAACTTTATGCCAAATAACCTCTCTGCCCTGATGGGCGTGATCTTAGCCCGAGGCTTGATGGTGCTTCGCAGTAAATGCGTGATGCCTCGGTTAGTCCTATCGGACTTCTCAACTGAAATGGCTCAAAAAGGTGACGCCATCAACTTCGCCTTGCCAGGAAGCCGTAGTGTTTATGATGTCACTCCAGGAGCGACCTCAGGAGCGGCGGAAGCGAGCAACGAACAAAAGGTTTCTTTGATGCTCAACCACTGGAAAGGGGCCAATTTTTCACTGAACGACAAAGAGGCTGGTGAAATCAATGCCAGCCAGAACTTTATCCCAAGGAGAGTCCAAGAAGCCTTTGAAGCCCTGGCAAAATACATCAATACCACCGTATTCGCCGAATACAAAGGTGTCTATGGTATCGCCGGGACTCCAGGAACCGCTCCTTTCGGTACCGATGCGTCGACCTTGCTTGAGGCCAACAAAGTCCTGGCCTATGCCAACGCACCGAGCGAAAACCGTCGCTGTGTCTTGGACCCGATCGCGGAAGCGAATGCCTTGGCGTTGCCTCAATTTTACAACGCCAATCAGGCGGCAAGCGATTCGGTCCCGGTTTCAGGGCAAATCGGTCACCGCTTAGGCTTTGATTTTTTCACCGACCCTCAGGTGCCCTTGCACTCGGCAGGCACGGCATCTGGCTTTGTAGTCGCCCAAGCAAATCACGCGATCGGTGACTCGCAAGTAACGGTGGGAACAGGTACCGGGACCTTTAATGTTGGTGACCTGTTCACGGTTGCAGGGGACGCACAAACCTACACGGTGACCGATCACACCGCTTCGACGGTGAGTTATAGCCCCGCAGCGAAAACAGCCTTTGCGAACACCTCAGCGGTCACCCCTAAGGGCGACCACCGAGTTAATCTGGCGTTTCACCGTGACGCGATTGCCATGGCGTTCCGGGCCCCCGGTCAAGCACTCAAACAGTTTTTGAGCGAACAAGGGACTCAAGGAGGCGAAGTCTTAGCCTCTTTAACCTTAGTTGATGAGATCACCGGCGTCCCTGTACGTTTGGAAATGATCCGTCAATACAAGCAAATCTTCTTCGAAGCTGACGTTCTGTTTGGCACCAAGGTCATTCGACCTGAACTTGCTTGCCGATTGGCAGGTTAACCTTTTTCTCGGGGGCTTCGGCCCCCGTTTCTAGGAGCAAAATGAATCCACTCAAAACAATGAAAATCAAAGATGACCAAATCCTTGAAGGCTACCGGATCATCAACCAAGAAGATTTTGATGCAAAGACCCATCAGCCCTTTGAAGACCAACCCTCAAAAATCCCAGAGAAAACTCTGGCTCAACTCAAAGAAGAAGCCCTGGCATTAGGGATTAAAAACACATCAAAACTAAACAAAAGCCAACTCACCGAAGCGATCGACAACCAACCATCCTAACGCCATCCTGCAATGGTCAGAAGATAACTTTAACCTTGCAGGAGCACAAGCCAAGGCCCCTTTACTATGAGCCAAGAGATTGAACACCTGGCCAACCGTCTGAACCACCTAGACAACGACATTCGTGACGAACTCAGAGGGCTTAGGTCTGACTTTAAAGAATACTGGCAACAACATGAACAAAATAACCGTGAGGACATGGCATTGATCTTCAACCGACTCAATCAGCTTGAGGTCGACTACGCCTCCTTTAAGGGGAAAGCCTTGGTTTACCTTGGGGCCATCTCCACCTTTGTCACCCTTGCCGCTCAGTACCTTGCTGGCAAACTTGCCCCTTAACCTACACCACCGAGACCAAGATGACTCTGAAAGTAAATACAAACAGCTACCTCTCCTTATCCCAAGCAAACACTTGGTTTGCCGACCGACCAACCTTAAACAGCGGTTGGGCAGCCCTCACCCAAACCGCTCAAGAAGAAGCTCTGGTCCTGGCCACCGATCACTTAGAACAGCAATACAAAGGCCAATGGAAGGGAGCGATTGTTAGCCAAAAGCAACTTCTTGAATTCCCCAGGACAGGACTTTTCGACAGCGACGGTCGAGATTTGGGTTCAGTGCCTCCGGGTATGGTCGCCGCCATCTGCATTTTGGGCTATAAGGCGGTGGTAGATCAAGAAGACCTATGCCCGGACGTTGCACCGGGGGGACAGCCGCTCAGCGAATCGGTCGGCCCAATTTCCTCGTCCTACGCAAAAGGTGCCAGCCCTTTGAAACGATATGTAAAAATCGAAGGGTTGCTCGCTCCCCTCCTCCAAGGAGAAAAAAAGTCTAAAAAGGTCAAACGGGGATGAGTGCCTTAAAATCAGATCAATCAAAGGTCTATCAACGGGTAAAATGCCAGAAAGTCGCCCTACCTGGCTTTCTGAGAAGAGTTGAGTGGGGGGCGAAGGATTATACCACCGGAGAAATTGCCAGTCAGCACCAAGCCCTTGAAGTGGCGGTGATTGAGCAAAAAATTTCCGGGTCTGGGCCGCTCAAAGAGGTTCACTCAGGCCCACGCCGGTTTTTACTAGCCCTTTCCGGGCAGACCTTCGCGGCAGATAAAACTTGGCAGCTAGGGCAGAAAGCATCGAGCCTGTTGCGCCCAAAGCGCACCGACCGGCTTTGGCTTGTAAGAGAAGCCAGAGAACTGTTGATCACCTCGGAGCCTACAATCGCTGATTCGGGCCTAGGGGTGTTATTCGAAGTGGTTGCCCAGTAATCTTTAACCTATTTCCAAGGCAGAAACTCGTGACTCCAGACCAAGTGATTCAAGCCATCGAAACCCAATTGGCCGCCGAATTATCGGCGCTGCAACTTAACTACTTAACCGAAGAAGAGACGTTTTCAACCGATCTTCAAGGAGACAGTCTTTGGGTTCGCTCTAACATCGAGCTCGGAACTGTCGACGAAATCGAAGTGGGGCGGATCGGAGCTTCACTGAGGTCAGGGTCCTTGGTTTTAAAAATCTACGCCGAACCCATGAAACTGAGACAAGTTGCAAAGATCGCTGGTGACTGTGAAGCATTGCTTCGTCGGAAACCGATGGGCTCCATTGAGTTCGGGGAACCTGAAACCCGCAGTTTCCACACACCAAAACTCTCAAGAGCTTCGATGATGGTTCGTTGCCCTTTCTGGGTTTACCAATGAACAGAAAAAACCAAAAAAAAAATTAACCTCCAACCGGAGGTCATGTTTGTTTAGTTGAAACAACAGCACACAACCTGTGGCCGGCAATGGCTCTGGGTTCTTCACACCAAAAACATACAAGAGGTCACATGGTTGAAATCAACCCTAGAAAAATTAAGCTGTTCATCACGAAGGAGCCTAGCCGAGGCGCTTTAACGTTCCCTAACTCATCTCACTCCGTTTTATCGGCAGGATGGCCAGAGTTCGACCAAGCAATCCATTACTCAGACAGCCCCGAAATCCGAGAGTCCGGCAACATCGCAGAGCGAACGAAAGACAAAAACTCTGCCGGTACGGCCAAGCTTGCTTTGTTGGTACGCCCTCAAGGCCTTTTAAACAACCAAGTCCAAGAGCCGATGGGCGGTGCATTGTTTGAAGCTCTCCAAGGGAAAAAATTGACCTTTTCCACGACCATAGGAACCGGTGGCATCACAGCCTCGGCGACAACTCTTCCTTTTGGAGCCATCACAGGAGACCAACCTGCCCCTCGAGGTGTCTTGCTTTTAGACGACGGTGTGAACACAGAGTTGGTCCTATACCAAGCTCTCTCGCTGACAAAGGATGGCTCCGGCAATATCACGTCCGGCAGCTTCGATAACTGCACTCGGGGATATGGATCAACCACCGCCCAAAGTTTTTTAGCGGGCGATGCAGTCAGTCTAAGCAACCCCTGTTATGCCCAATCCTTCGGTCGACCCAGCCTGTCTGTTTGGTACGAGTTGGACGGGGTGATCTTTTTCTCCCGAGGCGTGAGTATCAGTAACCTCAATTTGAACCTTTCAAACAAAGGTTACCCTCAATTTGACCTGACCGGTGGATTCATGGAACAAGGCCGTGCCGGTAAAGCAAGCCTGCTCTCTGCGGCCACCGCCTCGGTTACCCTCCAGCTCAAAGCAGGTGAAGCGAGTCACTATTCTGTGGGCGCTCGGGTCCAAAACATGAGCACCGGAGACACCAACGGTGGCCTTGGGTATGAAGTTATCGCCGTTGATTTGGGGCTAGACCAGTTGACTTTAAACACGGCGGTTACTTGGGGGATCAACGAGATGATCCAAGGTTATTTGCCTCAGTACACCGAATTAGGCTCTCCTCTGAAATCCCAAGACACCTACGCCGAATTAGACAACCTGCACACCATCCCCACCGGAGGTTCCTTTTCTGTCCTTGCGGACGTTAAATATCTTGAGGAGGAAATTTCCCCTGGTGCGCCTTCAGACTTTGCAGAGGACCAACGGGAAATCAAAGCCAGTTTAGATTCGGTCTTTGCTGCTTCGGACCTCAAGTTACTCACAGACACCGAGCAAGGAACAACCTTCCGGTATGCCCTTCGTCTCGGCGATGGAACCGCGGGTGCGTCCTGTTGGATTGATTTACCCCGTTGCCACGCCCAGGTACCGCCTACCAAAGTTGCCAATGCAGTGCTGAGCAAGACCTTAGACCTGGTCGCCTTAGACCCAGTCGGTGAGACCGAGCGTAGTGCTTTAATCAGCTTTATTTAACCCAAATCAGGATACAGATGAAACTTAACTTAAACCAACAACCCAACTTTACAGCCAAGGTTTCTGTCCCTGAGCTGGGCGACTTTGAAGTGGAGTTGTGCCCCTTAAAAAAGAGCGAAGAAATCAAGTTGGCAGAAAAGCACCGACAAGGCCGGGCTATGTTGCACGGGGTGAAAGGCACCATGCAAGAGGGCATGAATCTGTCGTTGCCACAAACTGACTCCTTTGCCTTAAACCTTGAGCGAGCGAAACGGACTTGGGTTAAGTGGAACTTGGAAGACCAGGAACTAAGCCACCAGAACTTGACCAATCTCTTTGAGCATTATTACGACCAACTGGCTCTGCCGATTCTTGAGCAATATGACGCTCAGGTTTCCGGCGAGGCTTCGAAACAAGCAACCGAAGCCTTGGAGCTAAAAAAAACTTCCGAGCCTACGCCGACTGGTACTTAGAAGCCTCTGGGGAAGGGGGTGCTGAATGTGGGACCTGTTTGAAGCTGTACGGCCTCAAGCAGTCAGCACCCCCTTGTCAAGGCTGGGAAGCGAACCAGCCAGCCCCTTGCAGTGTACTCAAAGAGCCGCAGTTGACCGCCTACGAAACCGAGGTATTGCAGCTATGGCAACAATTACACCAACGGGGGAGGGCCTTCGGTCTATCAGTCAGCCCAATCTTGATTGAGCCGACGTTACACTGGTGCAAGGCCCTAGGTTTTGGAGTCGAGGAGGCTCAGTGGGTCTTCTTTTTAGACGAACTGATTTACCCCCATTTAATCGCTTCAAACGAGCAAGAAAAGGATGCTTAAATTCAATAAATGCTCAAAAACATACATTCACTCACCTAATAGAGACTGTCTTGAACAGAAAATTCTGGTTAACCCACTTCAATAGGCCGCAATCATGAACGGGATTAATTCCAATTCAGAACAAAGTTTGGAAATCCAGTCTGCTCAAAGTTTAGCGGAGGCTTTTTCATTGTTGGAAAGTCAGGTGCGCAAATTGGTGGGGAGGGAAACTAGCCAGAGTAACAAAGACGGAGGGCCTCTTGCCGATGCGGCAAAACAACTAGGGCTAACCACAATCCAGTTGACTGATACAATTACCAAGACCTTGGCGTCGGCTAAACTAGAATCAGGTTTGGACAACAGTATTTCAGATGCCGATGTGAAGTCTCTTTCCGCTCACCAAGGGAAAACCGAAGTCCCTGGAAAGACTTTAACCAACCCGACTCCCCCTGCCTCTGGAACTGATATTGGCCAGTGGGGGCAGAGCATCAGCAGTGCGTTGGGGAACTCAGGGCTCATGGAAGCTGGGCAAGGGATCATGTCTGCGGCCAGTTCGATGGCGTCCTTGGTCTTAAAGATTCCCCAGATGATCGAACAAATCATGGGAATGGTGACCCAGATCTTAGAGGCCTGGGGAACGATCGGTTCAAAAATAGGCAAATTCCTATCCGCCTTGCCTCAGGCGGTGATGGACGCCCTGATGGGCTTAACCGATATTTTTTACGTCTGGTTAGATAACTTCTCCCAAGGACAATTTTGGGACGCCCTGATTCAAGGGATCATTGGGGGAATTACCGGGGTTCTAGACACTTTATTTGGCGGCGGGGCAAGAGCCCAATCTAAAGAACAAACCCAAGCCTTGCAAGCCTTGGTCAATTCGATTAGCAGCTGGATCAAGGACCAAAACCGCAAAGATTGGGGCCTCAAAGACTGGACCCAGGAATACCACCGGTTAGAAACCAAAAAACAGGGGCTCAACAAAAAATCAGCCACTTATTGGGATCAGTATATCAAACTAGGCAAAGACCAATTTGAAGCCCTAAAAAAAATCCAGCAAACCGCCGAGCAGTCCGCGAACACCCTCAAGGGAGTCCTGGGGACCCTGCAAAGCACTCTGGACCAGATCAGTGGGAGCCAGTACAACCCCCAAGGGTCAGATATGGCCGCCCAGACCGCCCAGTTTTCGGTGTTACTCAAAGCCGCTCAGGCAACCGGGATCAGTGCGACCGAACGGAAAACCCGGGTCGGGGCCTTGACCCAGTTTTCGACAAAGTACCTTGATAATGCCAAGGCTCAGCTCCGCAGCTCCGGGGGGTACCAGAAGATCTACAATCAGGTGGTTGGCGGCCTCCAAGGAGTCCAGGGGTTGGTGCAATCCGACTTAGCGAGCGTCCAAGGCCAAACAGGCGGGGGTCAACTCATCAAGACGGCTCAGGCCCTTCAAAATGACACCCAGGCTCAAATAAAAACCGCCCCAGACGGTGAGGGACCTTTTGCCATGATGATTAAGTTGCTCCAGTTTATCTGGAAAACCATCACCAACGTCTCTGGCGGGATTCGGGCCCTTTCCAGTGTTTTGAATGGAATTTGGACGGTTTTAAACCAAATGATTCAAAACATCGTAAAATTCGGTCAAGGTCTTTGGAATGCCCTGTTGTCGTTACCTAAAGCGGTCTATGATATGCTGAAAACCCTGTGGGACAAACTCTGGGGGGCGGTTTCGGGAATAGGGACAGTATTTTTCAACAAAATCAAGGGGCTTCTGGACCCGATCTCCGGCTTTCTCAAGAAAATCAGAGACGGGATCGTCGGATTTCCCACCTCAATAAAGAATGCCGTGAAGGAAGCGGTCAAAAGTCTTCCCAACGCCATTAAAGACGCAATTAAGGGTATCTTAGGCGGAGCCGGTAAAGCAGGTGGTAGTATCATTAAGGCGGCAGGGAATTTGTTTTCTGATCAGCATCTAAAAACCCAAATCACCAAAGGAAAAGACATTTTACCCGGTGTCCCGGCAGCCCAATGGACCTGGAATGACCAAGCGAACAAATTAGGGCTCTTTGGACAGAGCTTTGGGGTGATTGCTCAAGACCTCGAGAAAGTAGTGCCCGGTTTGGTTCACCAGGCCGGTCGGTTCAAGCAGGTAGATTACTCAGGTTTGGCCGGGTTGGTCCCTTCCCTGGCTAATATGCTACCTGGCTACGCAAATGGCGGGATCAGCTACGGCCCCCAGCTCGCTTGGGTCTCTGAAGGGGCTCATGCTGCTGAAGCTCATGTGCCACTACCGAACGGGAAGTCGATCCCGGTTGAGCTCAATCAGCCAGTTCCCGCCCGTTCGGGGAACAGTGAGTTAGCTCGATTGCTAGGGGAAGTGAGCCGCAAGCTGGACCGACTCAAGGAGATCAGTCAACGAACCGGCACATTGGTGGATGTCACTCGATCAAAAAGCAACAGTTCCTCGGTGGTGGTTGAAGTTGGCGCCTTAGAGGCTAGCTTATCAAACCGAGCGGCTGAGCGAGGCCAACGGGGCAACCTTCAATTTTCTAGAGGATAACCATGCTCAACGGAATGATCTTAGGCCAACCGACCGGCCACGCTCTGTTGCAAGGCGATCCTTATGCCGGACAGCCCAACTATTCTGTGGGGGCTTCTGCGACACTTCAGGCCCAGGTTTCTCCGCTGGTTTCTGGAGTGTCGCAGGAGCATAACTACAACCTGAACACCGACCCCAGCACAGGGACGTTTTATCACGTTCCCAGTGCAAATCACACCCAGATCACTGAGGCGGTGTTTTTGGGGGAAGTGATCAAACAAGGCTTTTTGTTTGTCACCATCACCCATTCACAGGGCGTAGTTCAGCGGATGAGTAACGAGAGCTTAGACGGAGGCACCCACTACTGGGCCCAGTCGGTCAAACGACTGCCAAGCCTGTCCTATGAATCCAAGGCCAACGGCGGCTATATCACGGTCACCTGGGGGAAGCTGGCTTTCTTTGACGGGGTCTTTACAGATGCCAATGGAGTGAGCATAGCCAACCCTTCATTGATCCAAGTGAAACTTGAGTGGGGGTGGAGGGATGACCGGACCAAGCTGATCTTTGAGGGGCAAGGAGCGCTTCGACAAATCAGCGAGTCGGGGGCGGAATATGATCTTTTTGAACCGGAATTTAAAGCCTTGGCCTTAACTCAAGGGATTGGATTCAGCCGCTGTCTTTCTGTGACCCAACTCACTGCGGATGGAACAAGCCTCGTGGTGACCACCGGCACCGCTCATGGGTATAATTTGGGAGACTCGGTCCTGTTTCAACCGGTCAATGACCAAGCTGATCCCGCCTGGGCAGGTACTTACATCCTCACTGGAGTGAACAGTACGACCCAATTTGTTGTCAATTCGACCCTGACCGGAACCTATACCCCAGGCAGCCTGGAATGTAGCGATGAGATCGTTCCCTTACCTCTAGTGTTAGGAACTCCAAGTCACCCCAAGCTGGTACGAACCGGGACCCCAACTGAATATCGATTTTACCGGCCTGATTATACGGGAGTGTTGAGTGCTGGCCTGACTCTCTACGACGATGGGGTTGATATTTCGGCTACCGGGTGGGCAATGGACCAGGGAACAAATCAGTTTTTGGACCGCACCAACACCCAGGTTTTTGGTCAATTAACGGCTACAGGAACGGGTAATCTAACCAACTTACAGGAGCTGTTTGTTTGGGGGGCCGCTAAGCTCGGCGTGGGGTTCAATAGCCTTGATGTCGCCGCTGCGACAGCGGTCCCCCTGGATCATGTGGTCACCAGCCAAGGGGCTTTGATTGACTTACTGGACCAAGTGGCTGGATACAGCGGTTTTGCTTTTTATATTCAGTCTGGGGTGCTGACCCTCTATGACCGAAGCCAAACCCATGGAAATGCCGGGGTGATGAATGATCTGGATCTCAAAGAGGTCTCGTACAGCCTACCCCTACCGGCTAAATCTTGGGCCTCTCGGTGGAATTTGAGACAACCCGGGCAACAGCGAGCAAGCTTTACCACCTCTGGCGGGTTGCCAATCATCCAAGATCTGCCCAAGGAGGTGGTTCTCTTGGGCACCAATGTTTTAGGGGAAGAAAAGCATGTCAAACCTTGGGCGGAAACAGAAACGAGGGTTCGTCAACGATTACAGGTAATCAAGGGGTTTCAAGAATCCACCGAGGCCATGCTAACCGCCCCTTTGGAGCGATTTCCTAGTTTAGGAGAGTTGATCACCTACCCTGATCAATATCTCAGCCCGCCCGCAACCTTTACGGGCCGGGTGTGGTCTCTTGAGCTAAATTTTGATCAAGACTTACTCACCATCAAAGCCAAAGGAGGCTTGGTTTGAAAATCATCTATCCTGACAATGCGGGCCTGGTTGACGCTGGCCCAGCGGAAACTGTCCCTGAGTTTGGGGTCAGTCACCTCACCAGCGAACACCTGTCCCAGCCCTGGAAAGCAGCGGTTGGGGCGGCGACCAATATAACTATTAACCTTCGCTCCAATGGCCCGGCATCGGCAATTGCCGTCTTTGGGATGCAGTTAGACGGCCTCTTGATCGAAGTGTTTTCCGATGCTCTGCTCACCCAGCCGGTGGGTTCCAAAACCTTTGATGGAGTGGAACAGGAACTCTTTGGCCCTTCGATGATTGAGTCCTGTTGGTTCGATTTTGCGGTGCAAAATCAAGCTTGGTTTCGGCTCACCGTGAACACCACTGGCAACAAAAACCCGACAATTGGCCGGGTCAGTACAGGAGTCGCCGTGGCGCTCACCAACCCAAAATGGGGTTACAGCCAAGGCATCCAGGACTACTCGACAGTGAACCGAGCAAGAAACGGGGCGAAACTGGGTCGAGCGAAACTCACCGCTAGAAACCCCAAGCTGACCTTAGAAATCCCGATCCATCAACCAGGAGCCCGACAGCAATTTGATGGGTTGATTGAGTTGTACGGCCAGGTCAAATCGGTGACCCCCTTTGCCTGTTTGGCCGTTGAAGGTCGTAAAGACAGCTCTGGGGCCAGCCTGGATCACCGTTACGCCCTATGGGCCAGTTTTGCCCAAGGAAGCTTCAGCGCCTCCGAAGGCAGCTATTCCATTCACACCCTAGACTTCACCTTAGAGGAGCATTTATGAGCAAATGGGCGAGCAGCCAAATCGAAGATTTCGGACTCGATTACCTACGGCAAAACACCACCCGAATCGTCGCCTGTCAAGGCCAACCCATGAGCTACGCCGAGGCCACCACTGCGGTAGCCTCAGGAAAGTCACTGGGCAGTCTGGCGGGAATCAACGTCTCCAACTGGACCTTATCTAACGACCCCACCTCTGGCCGCCGGTTGACCTTGGCAACCCAAAGCATCCAGGTCGGATACGCCGGGACCTTGGACCACCTTGCGTTGGTCAACGACAACGGGACAGAGTTACTGTACACCTTCCCAGTTACAGTCACCCAGCCAGTGGTCGGGGGCAATACGGTGACCACCCCAGACCTTAATGTCACCATCCAAAACCCGATTTAGAGGAACAATGTTTCAATTTATCAATCAATGGAGTCAGGTACTCACCGCTGATGTTATAGCATCGGCCTTGGTGCTGCCGGTTAGTGATGCTTCGGCGTTAACCTTCGGTTCTGCGACTGACAAGTACCGGCTCACGTTACTTAAAAGCGGAACCAATCAATATGAAATTATTGAAGCGACCGGGAAAACCGGCAACAACCTGGATGTGATTCGGGCCCAAGAGTCGACGGCTGCATTGGATTTTTTAGCAGGAGACACCGTAGAAATTCGGGTCACTGCAGGGCAAGCCTCTGGCTGGGCACAACTTGAAGAAGCTCTTAGCCTCGACTCTAACTTTGACATCCAAACGGCCTTAGCGAAGGCCATTGTTTCGGTCGCGGCAGATATCAAAACCGCCAATGGGAACAAGCTGGCAAATGTGACAGCGATCAAAGATTACGTGGATCAGTCATCGCCAGTAGGGATGATCACCGCTTGGAATCCGGGATTTTACACGAACGGCGCCAATGGTGGCTTTACCCTCACTTTAGGAGGCTCAAACAGCATTGCAGCAGCGAATGCCTATCTGAACCCAAAAGGCTGGTATGTTTGCGACGGAGCTGCATTAAACCTATCTAATTCGCCTATTTTCAACGGGGCTGGCCGCCAACTACCCAACCTAACGGATGACCGTTTTCTAAACGGCTCAACCTACGCTGGAGGAGCCGCAGGTTCCAATACGATGCTGGATCACACCCACGGCTGTAGTACGGAATCACAAGCTCACAGTCACTACGTCAACTTTGGCACGGTCACAACAGGGACACAATCGTCTTATCACACCCATAATTATGACCGCTGGAACGCACTCGCTGGTCAAACCGCTGCCGGCGGGAATTACGGTGGGAACTGGGCTCAAACGGGGACTGACAATGGCACTCACTACCACTATCTAGGCCTTGGAGGGACACAATCAGGTTCCGAATCAGCAAATCACAACCATTCAATCGGCTCAGGGTATGCTGCGACTGCAACAGAAAACCGCCCCAGGTACTTGTCCACATTTTTTATCATCAAAGTCCTTTAGGAGAACAAAATGGCTTTAAAAAAGACTCGTGTAAATTCAACAAAATATGACTACTTGATTTTATCAAGCCTCACCTACACCAAAAACAGTCAAAATTGTTTAGGTAACGCCCACCTCTTACAATTTGAGCTACAAACTCGAGATACAGCAGACCCCTCCTTTATTGAGGTGCAGCAAGAGTTACGTTACAACGTCCCGATTCCCGATTCTTCGAATTCTGCAACCGATGACCCTTTAGATGTAACAAAGCAAAACCCCGCCCAGTCGAACATTGCGGCCTTGGCTTATAACTGGCTCAGGACGAATGTTAGCCTTTTTGCTGACTTTACCGATATTTAAGGAGGAAATATGTTCTACCAAGTTAAGTATAAACTCACTGGTCAAAGGTTCTGGCGCAAAATAAGGAGGGTCAAGGGTGACGGGTTTGAACAGGCTGCAGGAATTCGTTTTTTTATTACAGAAGACGAAACTCGAATCGAAATCCCAACCTCTGCAATCTTCATTCTAAACCGCCAAAGATTCCAGCTAATCAAAAGTCAATTGAACAAAGAGACAGGTAAAGTAGAACTGTAAGGTGTCCGGTTTACCATACCTCTTTTAGGTGCCCCAGTGGTTCACCTGAAAGAGGCACCAAAAAACCAACTTAATCTCCCTCCAACCCCCTCTAGATTGCTCAACCGCTTGACCAAATAATTCGTTCTCTGATCACATTCATATAAACCCAATGATCTGTTGAACCCAAGTGAGCGACGATGAAAAAACAGGATCTTTTAAACACTCTTTCTTTAGCCAAAGCCTTGGCGACCTACGATGGAGAGCTTCACCAAGCAGAGCAAGGCGTATTGGCTGACCTCATGATTGGGTTTGAGGTGAGTGAAGAAGAATTGGATGAATACCGCAAAGCAAATAGTTTACAAGAAGCCCTTGCGAGCTTCAAAGACGACAGCTCTCGTGAGTTTCTTGCCGATGTCTTGTGTGTGATCGCTTGTTCGGACGGTAAACTTGATGAAAAAGAAAAGAAATTTCTCACCCAAGTGTTCAACCGCATCGGTGTCACTGAAAAGATCACTCGCATCCTAGGGCCCGAAGGTGAAGCTGAGATCATCAAGATCTACAACCAAATCGATGAACTGGCCTACCAATTCCGCCAACATTCATCCGCCATTTTGTTTAACTCGGGTCAGGGCGGATCTAAGCTTGAGACAGAAAGCTGCCACGTAGCCTTCATGGACGAACAACACACAGAATTACTCAGCCGTTTTGGGGAATACATCGGTGCAGATACCCCCACACCAGCAAAAACGATGGAAATGTTAACTTTCCTAAAAAATTATATTGCAAACCACTTTGCACTCGAACAGCAACAAATGAAGAAATGGGACTACCCTCGGGCTGAAGTCCATATCAAGGAACACCAACGCTATATCGAAGCCTTTGAGGTTTTGCTCAACCAGTTTACCAGCCTCGAAGACAATGAAACCCTAAAAACCGGGATCATCGGGATGCGAGACTGGTTTATCAAACACATCAACCGGTTTGACCACCGAATGGGTTTTTATTATAAAACAGTGTACTTGAGCCAACGACAAGTCAAAAAAGTTCTAGTGAATGCCAGCTCAGAAGAGGAAGCGGTAGAAATCAAAGCCAGCCTCAATCAATTGGGGTTGAAGGAGGTAGACGTTGCTTTTAAAGAACGAGATATTTGGCAAAGTACGCAAAAGGTATCTTATAACCTAATCGTCATCCAACGAAGTGGTCCCGAGTTTACCGACCTCAACCTCGCCAAGAATATCCGCCAACAACTTCCTGGTGTGCCGATACTCTACGTCCCCACCCAGGACAATATCACCCACTTCAAAAAGGCCGCCTGGGAGCTTCGGATTTTAGGCCCTAAAGCCCATGTCGCTCGGTTCCCCTTTCGGCTCGGTGAGCTCGCAGGAAAGCTCCACGATGCGCTGTATTCTTCGATCCCAAAACCGGTTGAGCTATAAAGCTAAATTGCGTTAATGCGGGGTACGGATTAAGAAGTTGGGGATTAAAAGACGATTCACCCAGCGAGTATAGAACTGGTTTCCAGAAGACTGGAGCGGGAAACGAGATTCGAACTCGCGGCCTTCGGCTTGGGAAGCCTTTCGAACCAGTTTGTAATTAACTGAACTTATGAATCTTAATAGTGAACCGGGAAACACGTTCCCGATTCATTCCCGATTGGAGAGGGTAGCTAGAGCGTCGGCGATCTCTAAAGTGTCAGCGTTTATATACCTTCTGGTCGTCGTGATTTCCCGGTGACCGGCGATCTTTTGAATCTTCACGACGTCCACGCCAGCTCTCGATAATTCAGTCAACACAGTCCCTCTGAGCCCATGAAGAGGCTTCACTCCTTCGATGCCACATTCTGTAAGAGCCTTACTGATTCCCCGTGTGAGGCTGTCAACGCTTCGGTAAAAGGGGCCACCTTGCCCGTCACCAAGGTAATACCTTTCTTTGTTAGTTCGACTAGCTAAGTCCATCGCCAAAAACTCAGCAAGAGGTTCAACGATGGGCAAAGTGCGCTCAATGCGGCCTTTGATCTTATGCCCGGTCTCTTGATTGTCTCGGAGCAAAAGAAGATTGCGATCGAGCATGATATGCTCGACTCGAAGAGCCCGGACTTCTCCACCTCTCATGCCGGTCCAACGGATCAACACCCACGCTCTCAGCCTATTCATTCTTGAATATCGCTCTCTTTCGCATGTTGCGCCCTCGACGTTTGCCTCTAGGAATTATTGCACCCTCTGAGCCGCACCAGGGGGTAAAGTCCGATATTCCTTCTTGGTTAGCCTTGGCTTGGTGACTTCAAAATCTTCGTTTGTGTAGCCCGACTTCTTTGCCCAAATCAAGAACGTTTGGAGCTGGCGGCCATGCTTAAAAACGGTGTCGTCACTGAGCAGTTTCCCGGCCCGGTTGTCGGCTGGGTGAGCTTTCACTTTGCTCATAAACCGGGCCAACAGAGCCCTAGAAAGATCACCCATGCGGTGGTTCCCAATTAGTTGAACATAGAGGTTCGCCGTTTTTGCATAAGATAGAATCGTCTTCTTAGATCGTGCTGCACTCACATGATCAAGCCATTCTTGAAAGACTTCGTTGATTTTAGGTCCGGCCTCGTTCTTTTTGGGGGAAGCTTTACGATCCGCAAGAAGAGACTTCAACTTCTCAGCCCGGAGCTGGTCAATGAAGCGCTTTCTCTCTGATTCGGTTCTTCGCTTTTTGCCGGTTGATAGGGTTTTAAAGAGGTATTCTTCGGCGGTGTAGAGGTCTAATCGTGGGGTCCAGGTTTGACCTGGTTCACGTAGTTCATGGAACCAGCCAACCACAACGCCCCGCTTTTCGTTGATGCTCCAATTTGTTCTAGGTTTCGGCATGATTCAAAGTCCGACTGTAGGGGCAATCGTAAACGGCTATGGAGCCGTTGTAGGTGAAAACAACGCAGCCGGGGATATCAGAGCATTGTTTTTTGTTGCTCGATATTCGGCTGTGGCAACGTTATTACCGGTGACCAGGCCGGTGCAAGCGGCCTCAGTCGTTCGAATGCAGTTCTTTGTGTTGAGCGGAGCAAATGGGGTATAGAGGCAAACGCCTTGTCCATCCCATGACACGCCAGGAACATCGGTGGAGGCGTCAGATGAAGGGGCTTGGCTGTTATCTTTGCAGGATGCGGTTAAAGATAAGATCAGAAAAAAATGTAATCAGCAATCTAAATTTCATTTGCACCTCCTTATACCCCTATTTTGGGGTATAAGGGATGGATGATCTAGGATAATTTACAGGCCGATGCTTTCGATCCAAGCAACAGAGCAACTGTTGTTAAACACCCTTAGACCTTGTTTCGTTAGGGCGTAATACTAATCACTTGATTCACGCCGTTAGCGGCGTCAACATCGGAAAGATCGACTGTGTACGGCTTGGTTGGATCGAACTCTACAGCATCAGAAAATATCGTCCAAACGGTTTCAACTTTGTAAGTCGCACAAGTGTCAGAAGCGCCGGACTCAATGTATCCGTTGTAAATTGTGCTTGGCAGTCCGGTGATACTAGCAGTTACATTAAACGATTTTTGGCTTCCACTTTGGATAACCGAGTTAGACAAACTACAGATAAAGGCACCTGCGGCAACAGGTGTGAACTTTATTTTAAACCCTTTTGTGTAAGGGGTGACTGTAACGGTTGACTCTTGTGCGCCGAATAGACCGTACCCGATAACGGTGACTGCGGAACCTCCCGATAGAGCGCCGATAGTAGAAGCGGTTGGAGCAGTCTCTGAGACTTTTACCGAATGCCAGGCAGTCCCGGCATCCTCAGCGGTGACGGTATAAATTTTCCCAAGGGTTTCACTAGATGAAAAGTCATTGACGGTAACCCCGCTTTTTTGATCGACGCCCCCAGAGGTCACTGAAATTCCATCGTGCTCAAAGCTTGCGATTAATCCAGTTCGACTAGTTCCGTAAGGGACTGCGGCGGTGATTGTGGTTCCGCTGATTGTCCCCTTGATATCTGAGGAAAGAGCGGTGTTTTTTGCTGCAAGAAACGAAAAAGAAGAAAATTCATGGGTTTTCGTTGCGTCCACTAGCACGTTGACATAGTACAAAACAGAGGTATTGTCTTCCGCAGCGACATTATAGATATTTCCAAAAATGCTCGAAGACGAAAAATCGTTTGCAGTGACTCCACTCTGCTGGGGGATGCTCCCAGAAGTTACAGAAACTCCATTGTGGTCAAAAGTAGCGACTAAAGCGGTTTGGTCAGTACCGTAGGGGACCGTGAGAGTAATGGTTGTTCCGCTGATTGTCCCTTGAACATCAGCCGACAGAGCTGCATTCGTCGCTGCCAAAAAGGAAAATGACGAAATCTCGTGGGTTGTTTTCTTTGGCTCGGCTTTACAGCCGATCAAACCGACTAAAGCAAAAGCGATGAGGAAATATTTGGGGGAAATATGTCTAAATCTCATTTTGCACCTACAGATAGAGATTAAATTTTGGCCCTAAGACAGCCTTAGAATCTATAAAAGAATGGTTTAATAAATTATATTCGTACTTGAAAAATATCTACCTACCGCTAAATCAAAAAACGGAGAAAACCTACGTCGAGTTGTTCCTGCATTTAATATCGAGTTCCGGAAAAATCACATTTACTCCCAATCCTTGGTAATTGTATTGATCAGGTCATCAACAGAAATCGCTGCTTTCATTTTCACAAGAGTATAGCCTAACCAACCCAGAGAAACTACTACGCAAATCATATCGAACGCTTGCCACACATCGGCTGTTGTCCCTGCAAATGTCTTATAATCTGCCGTAACCACCGGAAAGCTCAAAGGCAAAGCCAAAGAGGCGATCCATGCTTGTCTGCTCCTAATAGCCGCTACATGCTTCAT